AAGGCGGCTCTAACGAAGCTGGTGGCGGCGGAGGAGGCGGTGTCGGATTTTATGGAGAAGGTTCTTCTGGCGGCGGCGGATCAGGACAAGGAATTAGTGGAATAGGTGCTCTCGGAGGAGGCGCAGGTTCAGGTGGAACCACAGGCGGAAATGGAGAAAATTCTAGTGCTGAAGGCGGAAGTCCAGGTGGTTCAGGCGGTCAAGGTGGTAACTATGGAGGAGGCCAAGGTGGTACGCAATCAAACGGTGCTAATAATTCTGCTGGAGGCGGTGCAGTAAGAATAGTTTGGGATCCAAATGGAACTACTCCTGCTTTCCCTTCAACAAACGTAGATGACGCATAATATAGGAATTAAATAAAATGGCAAATTCAAATTTCTTTAAAAAATTAGATGAAAATAATCTTCCTACAGGAGATTTGTATATTTTACAAAATTTAAAACAAATACATCCTACTGTAGATTTTAACAATGCAACAGCAGTGCAAGAGTTAGGATACTGTTATCATTTAAATACACCAAAACCAATTTATACTTATGGAAATTATGTAAAAAAATGGGTAAATCAAGGTGATATTCTTATAGATGAAATAACAAATACTTATGATTTTAATTGGCAAGAAGTAGATGAAACTGCTGATTTATCTGCTGAAGAATTAGCAAATAGAAAATCACTTGCTTGGAACGATTTAAGAGATAATCGTTTATATCTTTTAAGAAGAACAGATTGGTGGGAATTACCATCACAAGCTCCTATGAGTGCAGAAAGAACGGCATATAGACAAGCATTAAGAGATTTGCCTGTTAATACAACTGATCCTTTTAATGTAACTTGGCCAAAAAATCCAGATACTCCAGAGGGTGCTGGACCATTTGAGTTATCATCAAAAGGTTAAATTTATACTATATAAATAAAATTGCAACATAACTAAAATAGTTATGTTTTAATAAAAGTGAATATAATATGGAAATTGAAAATTTTTATCCTACACCTATCGGTATTTTTCATATAAAAGATAGTTTACAACTTAATAAAGAATTAAGTAATTATATCTTAAATCTAAAACAAGAAGACAATCCTCAAAGATCAATGTTTGGAGGATATCATACTAAAGAAGATTTATTAGATAGTGATAATTCATATATAAAACAATTTCATAAATTAATTAGTGAAAATATAAAAGAGTATTATTCTCATATAACAGATAAAGATATTGGTCCTAATACCAAACTAGTTAGTTGGGGTATGATTTATAATTCAGGTGATTTCTCTAAACCTCACTCTCATCCATTAGCGGATTTATCATCAGCATATTACTGTAAAGTGCCTAAAGATTTATCTGATGGTGAAGGTGAATTTGTGCATACTGATCCTAGACCTAATTCTAAATGGGATGTAAATTTTACAGATACTTCTTCAAATCAAATTAAGGTGAAAGAAGGACAAGGATTAATTTTTCCTGGTTGGTTAGATCATTATGTAACACCTCATAAATCAAAAGATACACGTATATGTATTTCAACTAATATTTTTATAGATCACGGAACTTTTTTTAAATGAATTATAAAGTTATAGATAATTTTTTACCTGATAATGAGTTTAATACAATAAAAAATATTGTTATGTCAACTAAAGTTCCTTGGTACTTTCAATCTAATATTAACACAGGACATTCAGACAAAGATAATACTTGTTATTTTACACATAGTTTATGGAATTGGGGTCATTTTCCAGATATGATTAGTCATCATTTTATAGATTTTAAATTTTTATGCGATAGAATAGAATTGAAAAGTTTAATAAGAATGAAATTAAATTGTTATCCAAGAACTGATAAAATAGAAATACATAAAGAACATACAGACTATTCATATAATCATAAAGGTTGTATTTTATCATTTAATACTTGTGATGGTGCAACTATAATTTTTGATGAAAATAACAAACCTATTAAAATAGATTCTATTGAAAATAGAGCATTATTTTTTAATCCAAGTTTAATTCACTCTAGCACATCTTGTACAAATGCAAAAGCTAGATTTAATGTTAATATAAATTATTTTTGAGGTTGATATGTTGAATTTACAAATACACGATAATTTTTTTCCGTCAAAAGAAATTGATACTATTAATCAATTATTGTTCAGACCAAAATGGTCTTTCAATGGAGGAGGTTCTACTGAAAATAGAGAATTTTATTCTTATTTTTGGCATATGGATAATTTAGAACAAGAAGAATATTTTGGTCAAACTTTATGGGAGTTTATTAGAAGACAAACATTTGGTTATGATAAAAAATGTAAACTATTAAGATGTTATGCAAATGGTCAAACAGCTGGTCAATCTGGTGTTCCACACAAAGATGATGGTGATACTACCGTGTTATATTTTCCTACACCTTGGAAACATTATTATGGAGGACATTTATATTTTACTCAAAATGATAGTATAACAAATATTGTAGAATATAAACAAAATAGACTTATTACATTTTCAGCAAATGTCGAACATTATTCAGGTGCACCAATAAGAACTTATAATGGGTTAAGAATTTCTTTAGCCTTTAAGGTTAAATTAATATGATAAAAGACTTAAACAATTATATATTACGTATTGAAAATTTTATTCCGAATAATTTATGCGATAAAATTATAAAAAATTTAGAAGACACTAAATTTGAAACACATACATTTTATAATGCTAGAACCAATACACATAAAACTCTTTCAGGTGAACAAGAACTTGAATCTACATTTGATAATGTAGATGGCAAAGATGAACTAGGAAAATCTTTTTGGTATGCTATTCAAAAATATATAGAACATATTAATATGCCTTGGTTTGACAGTTGGTCAGGATATACAACATTAAAAATAAATAAGTATATTGAAAATAGAAAAATGCACCTACATTGCGATCATATTCATTCAGCATTTGATGGTAAAATTAGAGGTGTTCCTATATTAAGTGTGTTAGGATTTTTAAATGATGATTTTGAAGGTGGAGAATTTATTATGTTTGACAATGAAGAATTTAAATTTAAAAAAGGAGAAGTGGTTATATTTCCTTCTAACTTTTTATATCCACACAAAGTTAATCCTGTTACAAAAGGTACAAGATATTCTGTGGTTAGTTGGGTTTATTAAATGAGTGATATAAAAATTATAGATAATTTTTTAGAAAAAAAAGATTTTGACGATTTGTTAAAAAATATTATTAATAAAAATTTTCCTTGGTATGTTTCGGATATGAGTGATTATCCTAATGATAATAATACACAACTTTATCATATATTATATAAAAATAATGAAGCAAATAGTGATTATTTTAAAACCTTTCAAAACGTTTATAACAAATTAAATATTTTTTTGTTACATAAAGCTAGATTAATTGCAACATCAAAATATGATGGAAAAGATAATTTGTTTCACATAGATGTTGAGAACATAGAATTACCAAATTTAAAGACTGCAATATATTATATTAATACAAATGATGGTGGTACAGAATTTGAACTTAATAATCAAGTTGTCAATTCTGTATCTAATAGAATGATTATTTTTCCTTACAATTTAAAACATAGAACAATAAAACATAAAAGTGGTGATACGTTTAGATATGTATTAAATCTAAATTATATACCAATTAAATAAGATATGATAGAAGAAAAATTACCTTTTGATAGTTTTATTGGTGGATGGTATATAGATAAAAATTTATGTGATGATATTATCAATTATCATAAATCACATCCTGAACTTCATTTTGAAGGTAGATCAGGAGGAACTGTAGATAAAACTGTAAAAGATTCTATAGATGTTTCTATTAAATTAGGAACAGAATTTGAGGGTAGAGAAATATTTACAAAATATGCTGACAGTTTATATGATTTAATTAAATTATATGAAGAAAGATATCCTGATTATAAAAAATGTTCTTATTATGGTTTACGAGAAATATTTCCTATTCAATATTATAAACCAGGTGGTGGTTATAAAGACTGGCACGCTGAAAGAACAGAGCATAGAAATAGAATGTTAGTTTTTATGACATATTTAAATGACGTGCCAAATGCAGGAACAGAATTTAAATATCAAAAAATAAAAACAGAATGTAAAAAAGGATTAACTTTAATATGGCCTACAGATCCAACACATACACATAGAGGTATTATAAGTAATACACACGAGAAATGGATTATAACTGGATGGTTTGGTTATATAGATGATGAAACAAAGTATGATTGATAAATTAAAATTAGATTTATGGTTTCCAACCGTAATTGGAATATGTGATTATGAACATTATTCTGAAAATAAAGAAAAATGGATTAATTATATTTCTGATAAAGAAACAATAGAAGGATTTGGAATAAACTATTATCCACATAAAGATAATATTGTTTTTGGTGATCTAAATAAATGGATAACATCTAAAGTAAATGAATATGCTAAATTACATAAGTTTGCTTATGATTATGAGGCAAAAGAATCTTGGTTTTTAAATTATGAAAAAAATCAATATAATCCCTGGCATACACATTCAGGTTATACTATTTCTGTTGTGTTTTTTCTTTCTGGAGAACAAGATCAAGTAAAAATTCAGTTTAGAAATTCTATAAAAGATATGATGAATCCTCAAAACAAAAAAATAGAAAATGATATAATGGATAATGAATTATATAATGAGTTTACTTTTCATAGTTGTAATTACGATACTGTTCCTGGTAGACTTTTAATTTTTAGAAGTCATACTGAGCATTGTACATCACAAAATATTTTAGGTGATAAACGTATTGTTTTTTCATATAATTATAATCCAAAGGAGTAATATGTACGATATAAAAGAATTAGTTTGGGAAGAACATAAAAATGCTGAAAGACAAGAGTTTGTAAAAATATTAATGTCAGGTGAGATCAATCCTGAATTATATGCAACATACTTGTTTAATCAATTACAATGTTATTCAGAATTGGAAAAATGGGGCAATCACAACGGTTTATTCAGACAAACACCAGGTTTACAAAGAGCAGAAAATATACACAAAGATTATACAAAGTTATGGACTAAATCAGAAAAACCTGTAATCACACAAAGTACAAAAGAGTATGTTGAACATATTAACACCATAACAGACGATCCTGAAAAGTTATATGCACACATTTATGTAAGACATTTAGGTGATTTATCAGGCGGTCAAATGATTGCTAAAAAAGTACCTGCAAAAAGATATTATGATTTTGGTGCAAATGGACAAGAGTGGAAAAGAATAGTAAAAGAAATAATTAATAATTATCTTAACGCATATGAAAAAAATGTAGTGCCAGAGGCAAAACTATGTTTCAATTATGCAACAAGATTATTTGGAGAAATGAATGATTTGGGACAGACTAATAAAGTGTAAAGACGAAATTGTTGCCACTTTAAATGTAAATTGTGAAGAATACATTGAAGAAGGTATGAATAGATTTAACAATCCAGATTATGGTTGGGTCAATCGTACTTGGAAAAATAAAAATATAAGACGAGCTCACGTAGATGTTGTTGACGTTAGACATACAAAAAAACTTTGGATGATGCACGTTTGCCTTTTTCCCAACTTAACAAATGGTGGACCTATTTACGGATTTGATATTATTGCAGGAGAAAAAAAAGTAACTGGTGCATTCCACGACTTTTCTCCTCTTCTTAAAAAAGAACACCCATTAACACGTTGGTTTTTAGAAGAAACTAAATGGTTTAAACCGAATAAAGAGAGAGAATTACCAGA